AAGGCCGGAAGCGATAAACTATACGACATGATGCACTCCATCCGTGCGTATCACAGGTCAGCCAAACCACAGGATTTGCCACCTCCGGCAAAAAAATCCCCGTTGGATTACCTTACGAAAACCGCCCACAAGGCTAGGAGATAAGCATGTCAATCACGCAAGGCGCACCGTTACCGGATATTAAGCAGACGACCACGACGCAAGACACTGCGCCGACGTACTACACAAATTATCTGACGGGCCTGTCAACTGCTGGCCAAACGGCCCTGAACAAGTCGCCAGATCAGATGGTGGCTGGCTACGATCCTTTGCAGACTGCGGGATACGGCGCTTTGCCAGCCGCGACCACTGCTGGCCTTCCCGGCATCACGGCAGCTCAAGAAACTGCCTCTCAGGCGGCTCAAGGCATTACCCCCGAGCGCATTCAGGCCCTGATGAACCCGTACACCAGCAACGTGGTGGACGAAATGGGCCGCTTATCCCAGCAAAATGTGCAGCGCAACCTGCTGCCTACCATGAAGGCTGGCTTTGTAGGCACTGGGGGGCTTGGAAGTCAACGCTACGCCGGTGCGTTGGGGCAGTCAATGGCCGACATTCAAGCTGGCCTGACTGGCCAACAGTACGGCGCTTTGTCGCAGGGCTACTCTCAGGCCCTCAAGGGCGCGTTGGACGAAGCTTCGCTGCTTAACCAAACTGCCGGAACGCAAGGCAAGCTGTCCGATATTGCACAGAATCAAGCGCTCACAGGCGCTGGCGCTTTGACCAAGGCTGGCGCAGAGCGTCAAGCTTATGAGCAAAGCCGGTTAGATGCTCCGCTCAAAACGGCCACAAACGTCTCTGGCCTCATGCGCGGATACACCATGCCCCAGAACCAGACTCAGACGTTTACCGGCCCCAAGGCTGGCTCGTACCAGACCTCGGACTTGTCCAACATCATGGGCGTGCTGTCAATGCTGGGCAGCACCGCTGGCGGCAAGGGTATGCAGACCGTTGCTGGCGCTGGCGCTGGACTGGTTGATTACCTCAAGGGCCTTGCAAGCGGCAACACGAACTTGTTTGGCGGCTATAAGGTAGACCCGAACGAATTTGCTGGCGGCAACGCCACGGGCACTGGCGTTTATTACGACACTGCCACTGGCAATTATTACGATTCCAACGGAAACGTAGTGCCAATCACTGGCGGCGAGGGAGAATAAGATGGCCGAAGCTAAAGCCCCAACAGCAAGCTTTTTGTCCGGGGATGATCCAGACACGCTTGAGGCCAATCGGCGCTATCAAGAGGCGCTGTCCAAGCTTACCGAGTCACTTGACAGCCGCAAGAATCGGTTCTTCGACCCCACCATGCTGGCCATGGCGCAGGGCTTTCTGGCTCCAACGCAAACGGGCGGCTTTGGTGAGTCCCTTGGCAACGTGGCCGCCAAAGTTGGCCCAGCAGAGGCTGCCGCTCAAAAAGAAGAACAAGACATTGCCCAACAACGGTTGGCTGTCGCTGGCCAAGGCTTGGATCTTCAGCGTTTAAAAGCCAGAGACACCGACATCTCAAAATTTTTGGCTGGTGAGCAACCCCCTACAGCAGCGCCCGCAGGCCCTTTGTCAGGCCCACAAGCCGCCCCAATTGCTGGCCCAAGGGCTGGGCCGCTGTCCACCGCCCCCGCGCCTGTAGCACCTGCTCCGGCTCCTTCTGCCGCCCCCGTGGGCGCTTTAACGCAAGCCGCCGAACCCGCCCCTGCCGCGCCAGCTCCAGAAGTTCCTGTTGTGGCTCCACGGCCAGTGCCCCAGCCCGCGCCACAGCCTGCACCACAAGCGTCCCCTCAAGGCGCTTTGCCGACTGCTGAAGCGCCACAAGGCATCCGGATCATGCCCGGCAATCCTGCGTACATGTCGCAAAAAGAGTTTGTGGCAATGAACCGCCACGACAAGACAAAGTCAATGGCTGATTTGTTGGCCAAAGGCGCTGAAATGGAACACCACCGTTACGCCAAAACGGAAGCTGGGACCACAGATTACAAAACTGGTATGTTTTACCCATCACCGTCGGCTAAATTTGTTGACATGCAAATTATGGGCGAAGGCTACGGAGGAAAAACATATTCAATGCCCGAGTCTGTTGCGTTGCAACTTACACACCTTGCGCACCAAAACAATTTTGAAGGCTATAAAGCTTTGGCTGACAAATTTACTGGCAAAACATTTGGCAACGCCCCGCCTGTAACTGGCGGGTCTAAAGAAGAAAAAGAACAAGCCAAAAAACTTGAAGACGCTAAGATTGCTGAAGAAATTGAAAACAGAAAAGACTTTAATCAACGCAGCAAAGATGCCAGTGAAACCTTGGCCACAGCCAACGTAATGCGTCGCTTTACAGAAGACAAAAACTTCAAAAATATGACGGGCATTTTAAGCAACGACAAGATTTCGTCGGGTATTGCTACGCTTGTCCGCGATGGTATAGGGGGCAAAAACTTCACAATTGGCATACCTGCCATTGAAGACGTTATGCGCAACGCCAGATTGCCCGCAGATCAACAGGCTACATACCGCACGTTCTTGATGTACACGGCGCAAATGCAATTGAATGCTGAGAAGGCAATGAAAGGCTCGACTACAGAACGTGAGCGTTTGATCCTTGGCAACGCAAACATCAGCCCACAAGACACTGCCGAGGCTGTTCGTCGCAAGGCTGATTTGTTGACCGCAAAAGCGCAGTTTGATCGTCAATCGGCAAGGGCATTTAAGTCGTCAAAGATGACCGCCGAAGAGTTCTTGGATTCAGATCAGTACATGAAGATGTACGACAAATACTACGAAGATATTTCGGGTATAGCAACAGGCTTGAAAATGTATCAAGGACCAACCTCTTTATCACCAAAGACTTCTTCAGCTCCAGCCACTGGAAGTTTGAAAGCTGCTCAAGACCGGGTCCGGGAAGAGTTAAACAAAAAATAAGGTGTCAAGATGGACAAACTAAAGTTTATTGGTGATCTTGATGAAGAGCAATCCGAAAATGCAATAAAAGTTGCTCGGATGGCCAAAGAGGCTGGAGTTGATCCTACGTTGGCAGTTGCTGTTGCGTACAAGGAAGGCGGACTTCGGACCAATGCTGCTCGCGGTGCCAGCGGTGAAATTGGCATGATGCAAGTAATGCCAAGCACCGGGAAAGATCTTGGATATGACGAGAAAAAACTTTCAATTCCAAACCAAAACATCAAAGCTGGCATTGAGTATTTGAAAATGGGTTTGCAGGCAACCGAGAATGATCCCAAGCTTGCTGCAATTTTTTATAACGGTGGGCCCGGCGCGATTGAAGCGTTGAAGTCTGGCAAAGAGCCAGACCCTCGCGTGTTTAATTACGTTAGAACTTTAAATTCTTATGGCACTTTTGGTGAAGAGTCAAAACCTGCACAAGGCGAAAGCGATTTACCGATTGTTGACGCACCCCCGCCTCCACCACCACCACCCCCCGAGACGGATAAGTCAAATGCAGAACCCGGAGAAAAGTTTCTTTTTGGCGGCATTGGCGCTGGCGTAGGCACTGTCGCTGCTGGCAAAAACGCATACGACACTCAAAAAACGGCTACTGCTGCAAAGCGCGCAGGGCTTGAGGAGCGTGCTCGAATTGCCGCGCAGCGATCTGCCGCTATGCCACCAGCATCACCCGGTGCTACTTCTGTAGCTCCCGGCGCTACACCCGGCACTCCCAAGCCTCCTTTGGGTAGCACCATCATGAAACCCGGCGGAGCACCTGCCGTTGGAGGTTTGCCGACTCCCATGGGAACGGCCGACGCTGGCCGTATGGCCCCCGGCCAGACTGGCAACATGGTTTACAACTATGGCAAAGCCGCTGACCTGACCGACATTGAAGCTGCTCGAGCTTTGGATATGACCAAGCAATCTGGCGGCGTTCATGACTTGGCCTCACAGCGCCGCGAGGCTATGAACAAGCTCAAAAACATGGGCATGGGCAATTACGTTGAAAACCCAATGTTCGGGGGCATCATGACCGAGGCCCCAAGCGCTGGTGGTGGACCGCGACAGTCGTTTGCAATGAAACCCACGATTGCGCCCACGCCAGAGCTTCCACAAGGCCAGCCGGGCGGCTTGTCGCAGTTACCCCCTAGACAGCCCATACCAACAACTCCACCGCCTCCTGCGCCCCCTTCCGTAGCAATGAAAACAAAAGCCGGGCTTGATTGGATCACTGGCAAGTTTGCAAACATGATGCGCCCAATTGCCTCAGCAGCGGGAACAGTTGGTAAAGTTGTTTTGCCGCCTGTTGCTGGTATTGCGGCTGGCTTAGATGTTGCTGACATTGCTCACGAATATGACAAGCCAGTAGACCAACGAGACCTTGTAAAAATGGGTTTAAAAGGCGCGGGTGTTCTTGGTGGCGCTTTGTCAATGTTCCCGGCCACAGCGCCTGTTGGCATTCCGATTTCACTTGGAGCAACAGCGGCTCAAGCGTATCGAGAAGACCCAGAATATTTCAATCAAAAAATGAAAGAATACACTGGGTATTCGCCCTAATTCAAGCGGCCCTCCCCGCTTGGATTGCCGTGGCTTTGTCAGTTGCCTGCGGCATTCTTACGCCCCCTCCTTCGCTGGAGGGGGTTTTTTAAGGGCGCTGGTTTTGTAAATTGCTGGCCACTTCTCGGTTCATGTGGGCCACGATCGTGACGCAGCGCTTGTGCTCCTCAGCCGCGATCAAGGGGCGCAGCACGGCCTCGAGCTTTTGCGCAAATTGCAGGATGTCTACCTCGTCGGCGATCAGCGGATCTGGCCGCTTCTCGTCGCTGTAGAAAAATACTTGCTTGACCAGCTCTTCACTCAGGTGCGATTTCATTTGTTACCTTCCAAAGTTCCCAGTTAATGATGGTGATGCGGGCCATCGATTTGTGTGCGTGGCCCGTGTAGGGGTTCAATTCGCTTTCCAAAAAATCCTCAACAATGTCCCTTTTGGACAAGAACAATTCGTGCTTTTCGGCCTCTTGTTCTGTGACAAACAATTTTCCGTCTGAGGTTTCAAATGCGTTGATAGGTTTCATGAATGTTGGTTCTTGAGTTGCCAAAATTTAAGCAGCGAACAAAACATCTCCCAGCCGCGAGCAAGGTCCTCTTGGGACCATTCCTTCACGACCACAAGGCCCGGCACACTGCGCGAGACAAACACGTTGGCACAACGAGCTTTGGGGATGCCAAGGCCCACACGATAGGCCGCCAACTGCATGAGGTGGTCATCATACGCATCGACCTTGTTGCCGTCCGTGAATTCCTTGGTCTTCACGTCGGCCACGATGCCATCACCAACGACGCTGTGCAGGTCGCACTTGCC